GGTAATTTAACTTTACTTACAACAGCGACAGCATCTAGTTCTGCTAATTTAACTTTTGATAGTAGTATAGATTCTACTTATGACAGCTATTTATTTAAATATATTAATATTCATCCAGAAACAGACGGAAAACATTTACAAGTAGGTTTTAGAGATGGTAGTACAGCTTATGATGCTACAAAAACTACAACATTTTTTAGAGCTGGCCATGCCGAAGGTGATGGAGAAACTTATTTAGCTTATAGAACTGATAGCGATTTAGCACAAGGTACAGGAGCGCAAAGATTAGGAATATTTATAGGTGCAGATGCGGACCAATGTTGTAGTGGAGAATTACATTTATTTGATCCATCTTCAACTACATTTGTAAAACATTTTATAGCAAGAACATCTAATAATTATTATGTAGATTATTCTCAAGACGAGTTTATTGCTGGTTATTGTAATGTTACTGCTGCAATAGATGGTGTTCAGTTTTCAATGTCATCTGGAGATATAGATAGTGGAGTAATTAAAATGTACGGAGTAGGAGATAAACAATAATGCCAATTACTAAAGGTTTAGATAAATTAGTTAAATACAATGATAGATCAATTAAAGATTTAACCACGACTCCTGCAGCAGCTGGAGGTGGAGGCACAGGTGCAATAGTTCATATTAAAACTTTAACTGCTAGTGGAGATAGTACTTTAAATTTTGTTGATGGAGCATCTGGTGTTGTGTTAGATGACACATACCCTATTTATAAAATTGAGTTTATAAATTTGCACCCATCTGCTGACGGAGATTATTTGAGAATGAATTTTAGTATTGACACTGGTTCAAATTATAATGTATCAAAACTAACTACACACTTTTATAGTGGTCATGCTGAAGCTGATGGTAGTACAGCTGTAGCATATGATACAAGTTCAGATTACGTAGGTACAGGCGATCTAACAATTGCTCCTTCGGTAGGAAACGATAATGATCAAGCATTTTCTGGATCAATGACTTTATTTAATCCCAGTTCTACAACTTTTGTAAAACATTTTATTTCAACAATACATGAATCTCATTCAGATAATTTAGCTGTTAGCACTTATGTTACTGGTTTTGTAAATTCAGCATCAGCTGTAGATGCAATTAAATTTGTTTACACTTCAGGTAATATTGCTTCTGGTAAAATTAAACTCTTTGGAATATTGGACTCATAATGGCATTACCTTCAAATAAACTTATTACAATAAACGATAGAGGAGCTAGAACAGCTACTACCTTTGGATCATTGTCAGCTGGTGGGGCTAACATGGTGTTTATTAAAAAACTAACAGCTAGTTCTGATGGTACTTTATCTTTTGTTGATGGTGCAAGTTCAGTTGTTTTAGATGATACTTTTAAGGAATATGTATTTACTTTTAATAATATACACCCACAAACTGATGGTACTACTGGTTTTGAATTTAATGTAAGTATTGATGGGGGTAGTAATTATAATGTTGCCAAAACTACAACTTTTTTTCAAGCCTATCACGAAGAAAATAATGATAGTGCTGGACTAGAATATTTAACAGCGTTTGATTTAGCACAAGGTACTGGTTTTCAAACTATTGGAAGAAACGTAGGAAATGGTAATGATGAAAGTTGTTCTGGACAATTAACCATCTACAACCCAGCTGACACTACATTTGTAAAACATTTTTTATCTCAAATGAGTTCATATGAGAGTGCTGATTATGCTCTTAATCTAGTTGCTGCTGGATATGTAAATACTACTTCAGCAATTAATGCTGTACAATTTAAAATGCCAAGTGGCAACATAGACGCTGGAGATATTTGCCTTTACGGAATACTATAAACATGCTAATTAAACACAAAGGAGAAAACTATGCCAAGATATCACAACATTAACGGTAACAGAGTACAATTTACAGCAGCTGAAGAGACAGCTAGAGACAATGAGGAAACAGCTTATACTAATGCTGCTCCTGCTAGAGCTTTAGCGGATTTAAGATCTAAAAGAGATGGTCTTTTAAAAGCGTATGATTGGGAAATTGTATCAGAACTTGAACAAGGTAATGCTATATCAGACGATATGAGAACTTACAGACAAGCTCTTCGAGATTTACCAGCTGGTAAAGACACTGTTGCTAAATGTACAGACGCTACGTGGCCAACTAAACCATAGTAGAGCATAGGATCACACTATGTTACAAAAAGTTAATTTCCAACCAGGATTTAATAAACAAGTTACATCAACTGGTGGCGAAGGCCAATGGGTTAATGGTGATAATGTTAGATTTAGATACGGTACACCTGAAAAAATAGGAGGTTGGGCTCAATTAGGTTCAGTAGATATTACGGGACGTAACACAGCGCTACACCATTTTGTAAATGCTAGTGGTATTAAATACGCGGCCCTTGGAACAAACAGGATATTGTATGCTTATTCAGGTGGTATTTTTTATGACATCCATCCAATTAAAGCTACAACAACTTTAACATCTGCCTTTTCTACAACTAACGGATCAGCAACTGTAACATTAACTTTTTCATCAGCACACAATGCAAACAAAGGGGATATTATTTTATTAGATAATTTTACCTCTATAACAAATTCTAATTTTAACTCAGCCAATTTTGACGACAACAAATTTCAAGTTACAAGTGTACCAACAACTACTACACTAACTGTAACAATGGCCTCTAATGAATCAGGATCAGGTGCAAGTACATCTGGAGGTATTAGAGTAAAACTTTATTATTCAGTTGGACCAGCAGTAGAAGTTGCATCAACCGGTTGGGGCCTTGGATCATGGGGCGGTGTACAACAAGGACAATTTACATCAACACTTGCATCAGGAATAAATACATCAGTTACAAGTTTAACATTAGCAAGTTCATCTTCTTTTTCATCATCGGGTACAGTACAGATTGGTTCTGAATTAATTACTTATACTGGAAACAGTAGCAATGTATTATCAGGTTTAACTAGAGGAGCTTTAGGTACAACAGCAGCTTCCCATTCTAGTGGTGCAACAGTAACAGACGCATCAGGGTTTTTTGCATGGAACGCTGCAGCTTCTGGAGATATTGTAACAGCACCTGGACTATGGTCTTTAGATAATTTTGGTAACAAACTTATTGCAACTATATCTGGTGGAGAAACATTTGAATGGGATTCTGATCCTATAACAGCAAACAATACAAGAGCAACTTTACTTCCTAACGCTCCAACATCATCAGCTTTTAGTTTAGTATCTACACCGGATAGACACTTAATATTTTTTGGAACAGAAACTACAATTGGAACTAAATCTACAAGAGACGAAATGTTTATTAGATTTTCAGATCAAGAAAATATTGACTCAACAACTTCTTATGCACCTAGTGCTGTTAATACAGCGGGTACACAAAGACTAGCAGATGGATCTAAAATTGTAGGAGCAATCAGAGGTAGAGATGCAATATATGTTTGGACCGATACAGCATTATTTATTATGAGATTTGTTGGCGCACCTTTTACTTTCTCATTTCAACAAGTAGGTACTAACTGTGGATTGATTGGTAAGAATGCAGCAGTAGAAGTTGATGGTTCTGCTTATTGGATGTCAGAGAATGGTTTCTTTAGGTACACAGGTAAATTAGAATCGCTTCCATGTTTGGTTGAGGATCATGTTTATGATGATATTAATACAATTCCAAAACAACACATCAATGTAGGTTTAAATAATCTGTTTGGTGAGGTTATGTGGTTCTATCCAAACTCAGGATCAGGAACTGTAAATAGAATGGTTGCTTACAATTATTTAGATTCCACACCTCAAAGACCAGTGTGGACCACAGGAACACTAGCAAGATCCGCATGGCAAGATTCTGCAGTGTTTGGTCAACCTCATGCTACAGAATATAATGCAAGTAGTACAACAGCTGCAACTAGTAAAGATCATGTAATTGGATGCACTGATGGTACATCTACATATTTTGAACATGAAAAAGGATTAGATCAAATTAAAGAAGGAGCTACTAGTGCAATTACTGCTAATATAGAATCTGGAGATTTTGATATAGGAGCACAAGGATTAGATGGTGATGGTGAGTTTATGATGAAAATAAGAAGAGTCTTACCAGATTTTTTATCTCAAACAGGAGATGCTATTGTTACATTAAACCTTAAAGATTTTCCAAATGATACTGCAGCAAGTTCATCGCTTGGACCCTTTACAATAACAAGTGGTACACAAAAAATAGACACACGTGCAAGATCCAGATCTATTGCATTAAAAGTATCTAATAGTAGTACAAGTCAATTTTGGAAACTAGGCACATTTAGATTAGATATACAACCGGATGGTAGAAGATAATGGCTAGAATTGTACAATCACTTACGCAACCTACAAAAGATTACGATGAACAAATACAACAATCGTTTGTTAGAGATATAGATAGTA